CGTATCAATATCCTGTCTTTCAGCCAGCAATGAGAATTATAACAGCAATCACCAACGCTAATCCCGCGTTGGTGACCACCTCATTTGATAATTCATATGTAACTGGAACAGTAATTCGAATAGATATTCCAGTGGGCTTTGGAATGCGACAATTAAATCAACAATTTGCTCCAATAACGGTCATAAATTCAACGCAATTTACAATTCCTATAGATACTACTAATTATGATGCTTTTGTTGTTCCTGGTGGAAATACGCAGTATGCACAAGCTGTGCCTTTAGGCGAATTAAATGGGCAATTAAATGCTGCTGTAATGAATGTTCTACCTTATACGGCAGTTCCTTAAAATTTCAATATTGCACAACTAAAAATTTTGTTATGGTTCTTGTAATTCGCAATTACAGGAGTCATAATGTCAAATCCTACATTACCTTCACCTACGCCAACTGCACAGACAGGCTTTCAAAATCCGCCTACATTAGCGCAGATTCAGCAAAAAGTAAGAAGGCTAACTAGATCGCCCTCTACACAACAATTGGCCGATCAGGATTTGAACAATTATATTAATACTTTTGTTCTTTATGATTTTCCTGAACATTTAAGAACTTTTAACTTACAAAGTACATTCACTTTTTACACCAATCCAGGTCAGGATGTCTACAATACTGATGAAGCATCATTTGCTGGAGCAATAAATAATCCACTATATAATTTTCAGAATCTATACCTATCAGTATCAGATCCTGTTTATATTGGTGGATATCAGCAGATTTATTTACAATCTAGAGCGCAATTTTATGGAATATATCCTCTGTTAAATAGCCTTTCACAGGTTGGATCAGGTAATGGAACAACTGGGCCGTTTTCAGGTGTCGTTAATTCTATGCAAGCGTTTATACCAAGCAACAATTTTACTCAACAGATATCACTATTACAGAATAATGTAACATTCAGTTCTTATGCAACTTTAGGTAATGGAGCAATAATTGGACAAACTCTCGTTGATGTTCCATTAGTTGATCCAACGTCTGGATTCAAATTGAATATTGGTAATCTTTATGATCCAAATACAGCAGAATATGAAACCGCATTAAGAAATCCGCCAACTTTGTTATATCCAGTAGATCCAAATGCCTTAGGTTTTATTAACTATTTAACTGGTCAATTTACATTAAATTTCACGGATGCTACGACTTTTGGAACACCAATAAACGCTCAAACTGTTCCACAGCAATTGGCTATCCCTCAAGCATTATTATTTTACGCCAACCAATTTATAGTTAGACCAGTTCCTGATCAGGCATATCCTGTAAATATTGAAGTATTTCAAAGGCCAACAGCATTACTGGCAACAAATCAGGCACCAGAATTAGAAGAATATTGGCAGTATATAGCATATGGCGCAGCTAAGAAGATATTTGAAGATCGTATGGATACAGATTCCGTACAGAAAATTATGCCTGAATATGTGGTTCAGGAAGCTCTATGTTTAAGAAGAACAATAGTACAAAATACAACCCAAAGAACCGCAACCATTTACGAACAGCAAACGCAATTTAACAATGCATGGAGTAATGGATGGGGCTTTGGTGGCCCATACTGAAGGAGATAAATGGCTTATAATAATAATATTCCCCAACCAACCGACCAGATCAGCGTCAGCCAAGGACAAATTCTTGATAATTTTGAAGCCATAAGTACATTAATTGATGTTAATCACGTTGGCTTCAATCTTGGTGATCAAGGTAAACATACTTTTGTAACTATGGTTGATCAAACTTCTGTAATGTTGCCATTTATAAATTCAGAAGTGGGATTATATAACGTTGTAGATGCAACTACCAGTATAAATCAGCTTTTTATTTCATATGTAAATAGTGCAAGTACAAGAAAACAATATCCAATTTCAGCATCTATTTTAAGTACAAATGCATCTCCTGCAACAAATAGTAATGGATGGGCATATTTACCATCAGGGGTACTTTTAAAATGGGGATATCAAATTATACCAGGTGGCAATTCCGCAATACCCATTAATGCAATCGGACCTGCATATACAATAAATGTATTTAATGTACAAATGACACCAGGAAATGTAGCAGCAGTGGGATCATATGTAAGAAGTGCAACAACAGCTGCAATAAATGTTACTGGAGCAAATAATAATTCTAATGTTTATTGGTACACCATAGGAGCATAAAATGCCGTTTGATCGTCATTTAATTGCAAACTACAAAACAGGTTTACAGACTGATGTTCGTCAGTGGCGATTAATGGACGATGCTTTTCATGTTATCAATAATGCATATGTCTGGCGTGGACGAGTACGTAAGAGATTCGGCTCATATTATATGGTTCCAGGTGGAACTCAATTACAAACACGATTAAGAATTAATATAGGCAATACTCCAGGACCTCTGAATATTCCTGGAACAGCAACAAATACTTTGCTAGAAATCGGACAAATATTTTCAGTTGGATCAGATATATTTACTGTTTATCAATTGGGTGCAGCAGCCTTGACTTTAAGCACAAATCCCGCTGCAACAGCAACTATTAATAGTACAGCAAATCCAAATACTGTTACATTTACTGGCGAGCCTGGTGGAACTGCAGTTTATTGGTATCCATCATTTCCTGTTATGGGAATAACTCAATATGAAAGTGGTGGTTTAATAGACAATTATCCTACTTTTGCTTTTGATCCATATTTTGCATATGAATTTATAAGCAATGTAGGCTGGCAGCTATCAGGTACAGGAGTAACTCCATTATGGAACGGCCAATTAGATACAAATTTTATTAATTTCTTTTGGACAACTAATTGGAAGGGTTCAGCAGTTAATATGACAACAATGTTCGTAACCAATTTTCAAGTAACCAATAAGAATGGCGCAGGTGCTGCAACGGATGATCCTATATGGTATCTTTCGCAACTTGATGATGGTTCAGGTGCATTAACATGGGCATCTCAAACATCTGCTTGGACAAATGGCTTTTTTTTCTTACCAGCACCAGGAACGCCACCAGTTCCAGGAGCAAGATTAGATAGTGCTTATGTTGTAACTGCAAGAATTATTTTACCTTTTAGAAATAGATTAATTCTATTAAATACTATTGAAAGCACTAATTCTGGTGAAACGTGGGGCGCTGGAACAAACTCATGGTATCCACAAAGGTGTAGATATTCGTTTAATGGATCTCCATTGGCTAGGAATGCTTGGTATGAACCTGGACAATCAGATACTGATGGAATGGGCGCAGCAAGTGTAGCGGGAGGTGCATCATTTATAGATGCTTCCACTGATGAACAAATAGTATCGGCAGAATTTATTAAAGATAGATTAATAGTTTACTTTGAAAGAAGTACTTGGGAACTTGCTTATACAGGAAATGAAAATGAGCCTTTCATCTGGAACAGATTAAACACTGAACTTGGATCACAATCCACTTTCAGTACTGTTCCATTTGATAAAGAAGTTCTAACAGTGGGATACACTGGAGTACACGCTTGTAACGGATCAAACGTTGCAAGAATAGATGAAATTATTCCTCAAGAAGTATTTCACTTCCAGATAAAAGGTGAAACGGCAATAAGAATAGCTGGAATAAGAGATTATAAAGCTGAAATGGTCTATTGGACAGTACGATATGATGATGCTGCAGCAACACAGCCATTTCCAAATAGAGTATTAGTTTACAATTACAGACAACCATCCTGGGCTTATAATAACGATACATTTACCTGTTTTGGATATTATGAACAGATAACAGATATAACTTGGGCAGAATTAACTGAACCTTGGATAGAAAATAATGATACTTGGAACAGTAATGTAACGCCAGCAAATCAATTAGAAATTATTGCAGGTAATCAAGAAGGATTTGTAGTTATTATAGATGCTGATGAAGTTTCAGTGAATGCACCAAACTTACAAATTACGAATTATACAAATAATGGTGATAGCACAATAACTTTGAATATTGTAAATCACAATTTAGCAATTGGTGAATGGATAGGTATTTATAATTCTGGTTTAACAAATTTTGATGTTAATTTAGGAACATCTGTTGGGGTATATCAAATCACTTCATTACCAGCAATGGATCCACAAGATAATATAACAATTACATTAAATGATGGACAAGTTGTTACTGGAACATATCTTGGCGGTGGCAATGCAGCAAGAGTTTCTAAAATAGATATACAATCAAAGCAATGGAACCCATATGATCGTGAAGATAGAGATTTATACTTACAACGGATAGATTTTGCTGTGCAGAAAACTGTAACTGGCCAATTAACTGTTGATTATTTTCCATCTTCTTCATTTTTATCAATGCTTACAAATGGAGCCGAGGGCTCTATAATGGGAACAGGAATATTGGAAACATATCCATATGATCCTGCATATTACCCTTTGGAACAGCAACAAAGATTGCTATGGCATCCTGTATATTTCCAATCTGACGGAACAAGTATCCAAATAAGAATATATTATTCAGATGAACAAATGGCTGATCCAAATATATCTTTTAGTGATTTTGAATTAGAAGCAATGGCATTATACACCGAACGCACAAGAGATAGAATGGAGTAATATGGCATTTTCATATCCACAAAATACAGGTACTTTTATTCCACAAACAAACGTGTGGGATGTTAATGAGATATATGCAGCTAATTTAGATCCTAAGTTGACTGAGCTTTTAGTTCGTATGTATCAAAATCTTGGTTTAATGGCCACTAACGTAAACTATAAGGATGCAGGCTATTATGTTTTACAACCTTTCATCAATGGGCAGCTGTATTTTCCTAACCCTGGTAATAATTCTTCAACTAGCGCTTATCCTGCTAGTAGGCAAGTTTCTAGATTGGTTGTGAATTTTGGTGCATTGCCAAATGCAGCAACTAAATCAGTACCACATAATTTAACAATAAACGCAGCTTTTACGTTTACGCGTATTTATGCATGTGCGACAAATCCAAGTACAGAATTTATCCCAATACCATATGCAAGCACCGTGGCTGGTAATAATGTTGAACTTTGGGTAGATCCAACAAATGTTAATATAAGAACTGCTGCTAACTACTCAGCTTATACTACAACTTATGTAGTTTTAGAATGGATTCAAAGCTAATTATTGTACTTTATAATATTCGTTTTTACCAGTTTCTGTCATCAATTCACTAATATCACATTCTTCCAATTCAATTTCATCATTGGATACTTCCTCCTTCGTCGATGCTACGGCGGACGTGTCCTTTATTCTAGGATCATCATCAAGACATATATCGCCATAAAATGCAGGATTTCTTGTTTCACGGGTGTCAGCTAAACTGTAAATAATAATTAAAAATAAAATTGTTTTCATTTGATCCTTAAAGTGTTGGGTTTAATTGTATTTTCTTTCTCAACTGGACATTTATATACATTGAAAACCATTACAAAAAGCATTGAACTCATAAATATTATAGGAAAAAATAACATAGTGTTTCCTAACTTGAATTTTATTTATTTAAAAATCTTACTACAATATAAAAAAAATAATAATGCCGAGGAAATACGATGGACTTTTTTAATACGCCTGGACAACTTAAACAATTAAGTAATGTAACACCTGGTCAACAAAATATTGTTGGTCAAGCAGGAACAAATGCTCTTGATCTTTTGAAGCAAATTCAAGGCCAACAGTTTAATTTTGATCCTATTGCACAACAGGCAAGAACTCAATTTCATACACAAACAGTTCCAAGTATTGCAGAAAGATTTACATCCATGGGTGCTGGAAATAGAAATTCAAGAAATTTCCAAGGAGCATTGGGTTCAGCGGCATCAGGATTAGAGCAATCACTTGCAGCTTTAAGATCTCAATATGGTTTACAAGAAAGAGGTCAGAATATTGGACTATTAGGGCAATTATTCAATACAGGACTTACACCAACTTTTCAGCATTATTATCAGCCAGGAGAGGAAGGTTGGGGAACTTCTATATTAAGCGCTTTAG